GTGAAACAATTATCAAATTTTTAGATGCTAACTATTATTGGGGTATTGAACAGTGGGACTATGGTCGCAAATCATTATTTGATAGTGTGATTTCAAACTTTGATAATGGTGAATTAATTAGTCGACATCACAACGCTAAATTATTGCAATTCAATGACGTTATCTTGTGCCGAGACTTGTTTGATCAATACAAGCAATATGTTATCAACAATGGATATAAGCCAAGACAAGTTGCTAAATTAAAAGAATTTAATGGCTTTATTTTGCAACACACAATTAAATACAAAATTGTTTCAACAACAGAAAATGAGTGGTGGACTAATAATAGTAAATTGACAGAAAACGATGAGCAAAAATATTACTACTGTTGGATAAATAAAAAGTAAATTAATACTGTGTAAGACGCTTAAAACAATACGTTTTTGGAAACATGAGTCCTATATAATGTAAGATAATATTAGGTAATTATTTTACACCACACACACTTTCTTATCTAATTTATTAACATCAAACCTCCATTAGGTTTTAGTTTATTTTTCAAAGAAATTTAAAAGCAATCCTACCATTGCTTTTGATTCTACCATTCTTACATCCTTATTGGATAGGCTGAGGTTAGTTCCCTCAGTCTATTTTTTTACATAAAATTATCCAGCACAATTCATAACGGGGAGTTGAAAACACATGCAAATTAAATTGTCACGAATTAGATACAAAGGAACTTGTCTACAAGGCAAATATGACAACGAAACAGAAGCAACAATTTACACTCCGACATTTAGTTTTTATTACGGCATTTACCATCAGACGGAACAATATCGATTGCAGGCACAACAAGTGTATAGCTTTACCAATACAACGTTTGAAATACTGGTACGACACAGTAATCAATTAAAGGTTAAGGATTTAACTCAGCTTCAAGATGGGACTAACTATGATATTCTTGACATCAACGAAGACTTTGAAATCAACGGATTTGATATTGTCACTGTCCAACGTTCACCAAAAACTCCTCAACCAGATCCAAAAACTCATCAGACAATTGTTTACTCAAGTGCTGTATGAAACCTAAACATTATTGTCGTCATGCAGGTTGTCGCAAGTTGATTGACTATGATAAGACTTATTGTGACAAACACCAATCAGATAAACGCAAACATGTATCCGTAAAAGAGTTAAAAGCTGCTGAACCGTTCTATAACCTATATCATTCGACTAGATGGACAAGAACTAGTCAACTGTACAGGAGAGAACATCCGATATGTGAACAATGTCTACGGGATAAGAAATGTAATCAGACAACTATAGTTCGTCTTGGCGCATCTGTTGACCATATCGTTGCATTAAAGGATGGTGGAGATCCTTGGGATTGGAACAATTTACAGACTTTATGTGCATTACATCATAATCGGAAGACTAAGCTTGAGAATGAGCGTAGGAATGCATGAGTGTACACCAGAGAGTTTATATTGAATAAGATTAGTAATTATATTAGAAAATTGTTGAATAGCCGCTATAGTTCTCAGGGTGTGAATAGGAGTTGCAGTTTCGGTTTTAATTTCTGCTCATTTTTACCTTTTTGTGTAGTGTGAAATTTGCTACACGTACATATTTTTTCAGATTAAAAGGAGTTCGATAAAAATGGCAGTGAATTTAAATTCTAGACGGCACGAAGGTAAAGTTAAAAAAATGGACAGACAACAAAGTAAAGAAATTTTACAAAGCCACTCAGGTAATTTACAACCCGAAGAATATTTGTCAGACCAGCAAAAAATTATTTTTAATTCTTTAGTCGGCATGGTTGATTTGAAAACGATTCCATTACAGCAGATTGATACCATTCAATTATCTCAACTGGCAATCGAACTAGACATTATTCAACAAGCGAACGAATCAATTACAGATATTGGCATTTTAATTGATAACAAGCGCAATCCCGCAATCATGGTGCGCAATACAGCACTGAAGAATATTTCAATGTTATTGAACGATATGAATTTAACGCTGAACAAGCGGATTCATGCCGTTATTGATAGCGTTGAAAACAAAAATATTGATGATCCGTTTAAGGATTTGATGAGCGATGACTGATTTTGTTAAAGAATATGCTGAAAAAGCCTTGAATGGTGACATTATTGCAGGTCAAAAAATTAAATTAGCATGTAAGCGTGAATTGTCCGACCGTGAAAGTATCAATAACGATGATGATTTTAATTACTACTTTGACAATGAAATCGCAAATAAAGCAGTTCAATTTATGGAATTAATTCCTAATCCAACTGGTGACAATATGCAATTAGCTTTGTTTCAAAAATGGATTATTGGTTCTTTATATGGTTGGCGTGAAAAGAAAACTGGTAACCGACGTTATCAAAATGCATTCATTAGTATGGCTCGTAAAAATGGTAAAAGTTTTTTAGCTTCTACAATTGGAATTGCGTCTTTATTACTTGAAAGTAAACCAAGTAGAGGGCGGCAAATTTTGTTTGTTGCGAACTCATTAAGTCAAGCAATGTTAAGCTTCAATATGGCACGAAGCGGATTAAATCGTTCTTGCAGAGTTAGTCCATTTTTAAGACGGCATATCAATGTTCATAAGCAAGAAATTTCTGATTCAGCAACAGATTCATTTATGAAACCTTTACCTGCTGATGCAGACCATTTAGACGGTTATAATCCAACAACAGCGATTGTTGATGAATATCATGCAGCTAGAGACCATTCAATCGTCAATGTGCTCAAATCAGGACAAGGCCAGCAACCTAATGCACTTTTATGTATCATCTCAACTAGTGGATTTAATTTAAAAGGTGCGATGTTCGAGGACTATAAATTAATGGACGACATCTTAAATGGAAAAACCACTAATGACCGTCAATTTATCGCAATCTATGAGCAAGATTCCAAACAAGATATTTACAAACCACAATTGTGGCAATGTGCCAATCCATTATTTGAAGTGGATTCAGTTAAGCAAAATATGCAACGTAAGATTCAATCAGATGTCACTTCGGCACTTCAAACTGACGACTTAAATCCAGTGCTAGTCAAAAACTTCAACCGCTGGGAAAAAAATACGAATAACAGCTACATTGCACATATTGATTGGGAATCAACAATTTGTCAGCAACCTGATATTCGCAATCATAAAATTATTTTTGGGATTGACTTAAGTAAATCAAACGACTTAACAAGTGTTAGTTGGATTGTCCCACTTGATGATGGTCGATATTATGCTGATAGTCATTCATGGGTTGGGACTAAATATGGATTAATCGAAAAAATGAAGGCAGATAATATCAATTATGAAGCGCTTCAAGATGCTGGTGAGTGCACAATCACAACCCTTAGTAGTGGCGTCATCAGTTACTCGGATATTTTCAATTTCATCGTGAACATGGTTGAAAAATTAAATCTAGATGTTCAAGCAATCTGTTATGATCCGTGGAGTTTTGGTTATTTACTTGGTGATTTTGAGAAACAAGAATATCCATTAGTTGAAATTAGTCAGCAAAATAGACTATTGAATTTTCCAACCAAACAATTTAGAGAACAAGTATTCAATAAAAACATCATGCACAACAACAATCATTTATTGAGTATTGCCGTTGATAATTCCATTCTCAATTATGACTCAACTGGGAATTGTCGGATTGATAAAACCCGATATGAGAACAAGATTGATCCGTTAGCCGCGTTAATGAATGCGTGGGTCTACGTCTCAAACAATGCCAACGAAGAAAGCAGTGAAGCGAACAATGAATTTTACGAGTCTGATGAATTTAGTTTTTAAACGATATATACAAACGTCCTTATTAATTTTGGGACTAATTTTAATTAATATCAGCATTTTATTACTAGTAAATCTTAGTTATTTCTTGTTATCTACAGGAATGACGTTAGTTTTATTAAGCTTTATCGTAAATTACGAAAAAAATGGAGGTGATATGGTATGAGTTTCTTTGTTCAAAATACAAATACTTCACTACAAGCAGATTCAAGCGACGCTTTTTTAGATGCATTGATTAGTTTAAGCAGTGATGATCCAAGTATGTTCGTTGGTGCTTCAGCTCTTAAAAATTCAGACGTTTTAGCTGGAGTAAATGTTATTGCTGGGACAATTGCTGGAAGTAAAATTTTATGCGATTCACCGATTATTTCAAAAATGCTAAATAACGCACCAAGTGAGCACTATAATGCATTTTCGTTTTGGTATTCATTAGTTGCCAATTTAATTTTAAATGGAAATAGTTTTGCTGAAATTCTTCCTAATCATAATTTAGGACTATTGCTCAACAGCAAAATGACAGTTAAATATGATAGCGATACAGGCTTAGTTAAATATATCTATAAGTCTGATGATGGAACAGAGCGCCAGATTGCACCTGACAGCATTCTACATTTTAAAATTTTAACGACAAATGGTGTCTCGGGCATTAGTCCATTGTACGGCTTGCAAGATGCAATGAAATTACAAAAAAATGGAGATAAATTATTAAATGGATTTTTCAGTAATCCAAGTACGAGTGTCTTAAAAGTTCATAAGACAGATTTAAGCTCAAATGCTAAAAATGCAATTCGGGAAAAGTTCCGACAAGCAAACAGCAATTCATTGGGAACAATCGTTATAGATGACGCTATGGATTATTCAACAATTCAAATCGACACAGGCTTGTTGAGATTGGTGAATAGTTCCAATTGGGCGACCGACAAAATTGCGGCCTGCTTATTTATTCCAAGCGAGTTGTTAGGTGTTGAAAACGCACACAGTTCAATTGAACAATCATTGAGAATTATGTTCTTACAAGGGTTGAGCGTTTATCTCAACGCAATTACAAGTGAACTGACATTTAAACTTAAAGGCGATAACTTCGAATTTGATACGTCTTCAATCATGCCAGCAGAGCAAAACGAAGTCTATTCAAATGTTTTCGATGGTGTGAAGAATGGTGTCCTAACAATCAATGAAGCACGTCAACAGCTTAACTTACCTGAAATTGCTAATGGTGACAACGTCATTGTTTCAGCAAATTCACGTTCATTAAATCAGTTAGTGCAAAATAATGATTCAAATAACAAATAGAAATTAGGAGGTAACGCAATTTGATTAAAGATTTACGATTAGTTGCTAACGCAGAATTACGAGCGCAACAACCACAAGGCGACACGCCCGAAGATGGCAAGCAACAACCAGATGGCCAACAGCAACAAGATAAGCAACAACCTAAGACAATCGAAGGTTATGCTTTACTATTCAATAGTCCGTCAAAGGATTTAGGCGGCTTTGTTGAAGTGATTGACCCTAAAGCATTAGATAACGTTGATTTATCTAATGTGATTATGTTAGACCAGCACGACTATTCTAAGCCACTGGCAAGCGTTAAGGCTGGAACGTTAAAGCTTGATACAGATGATAAAGGCTTGCATTTTGTCGCAACGTTAGATGATTCAGTAAGCTATGCAAATGACGCCTACCAAAACGTTAAGAGTGGCAACGTTGATAGTATGAGTTTCCGCTTTGACGTTGATGACGGTGGAGACCAATTCACACAAGACAATCAAGGCAAGGTCACACGAACGATTAAACAAGTTAAAGACTTATTTGAAGTAAGCACAGTCACAATCCCAGCTTATGATAATAGCAACGTTCAAGTAGATAAGCGTTCATATGAAGAATTTTTAAACACACACAAAGGAGTAAATGAAAATATGGAAAAGACTATCGTTACACCAGAAAATGCAGAAACTAAGGCACAAAAAGAAGTCCGTTCATTCGAGGACTACATCAAGTCTCATGGTGAAGTTCGTTCAGGACTGACTACTGAAGGTGCACAGGCGGTTGTTCCACAAGAAGTTGTTACACCAGTCTTCGAAGGTGCTAGTGCTAAGCAAAATCTTGCTGAAATGGCAACTGTCAAGCAAGTTTCAACTGGTTCAGGTAAATACCCAATTAGTATTGCAGATCCGACTAAGTTCCTTGCTACGAAAGCAGAACTTGCAACTATTCCAGATGTAGACGCTTCTGTTAACGACGTACCATTTGAAGCCAAGACGTATGCTGGTAAGATTTATCTTTCAAACGAATTGGTTGATGACGCCGCAATTAATATTAAGGCAGAAGTTCAATCACAACTGCAACAATTAGTTCTCAATACGGACAATCACAATGTTGTTTCATTGCTTCAAACACTTCCTAGTGAAACTGCTGATGGCGTTGATGGTTTGAAGAAGATTAAGAATACTGGAATTGATCCAGCAGTCTTAGGCTCAGATGGCTCATTAGTAATCACCAACCAAGACGGTTATAACTATCTTGACACTTTGAAGGATTCACAAGGTCGTTATTTGTTAACCGAAGATGTTACGGCTCAATCCGGCAAGGCATTGTTTGGACTTCCAGTTGTGGTTGTTTCGAACGCTGTATTGCCAGATGTTTCAGGTCAATTCCCAGTATTCATTGGTAATTTGCCACAAGCAGTTGCTGTATTCCGTCGGAATAACATTGTCACCAATTGGGAACAATTCGACAGCTATTCTCAAGGTTTGGCAGTCATCTATCGTGGCGACTACGAATTTATCGACAAGAATGCTATGAAGTATGCTTTGTTAGGTACTGCAACGCCAGCTAAGTAATTCATTAACGAGGGTTCGCCCTCGTATACATAATCACTAATAAAATCCATATTTTACACAAGGAGGAAATGAAGCGTATGTCAATACCAAGTCCAATAAAAATTGTACCAGCATTGCAAAATTGCTCAATTACAGAGCCGGCAAAGAGTGCTGACGGACGATATTATTTAGATCCTAGTCATATGACTGTCACACTTAAGGCAGACACTGGTTATATCTTTGAAAGTGACGGGAGTTTATCGTACCAGCCAGAATTTTTAGACGATATGACGTCAATTCCCATTAAAGCAACAAAAACTGACACGGCTACAGTATCTTTACCATCTGATATTAGTTGGGACGAACAGTTTAGCTTTCCGTTGAAAATGACTGCAGTTAAACCTACAACTACGCCAGTTACTACACCAACACAACCAACTACGCCAGTTACTACACCAACACAACCAACTAAACCAGCTACAGTTACTACACCAACACAACCAACTAAACCAGCTACGGTTACTACACAACTAGACACGTTAAAAAATTCGTTGCGCATTCCAAGTGACCTCAAAGATGATGACAAACTGCTTCAATCGTATATTGACGGAGCCACCGAGTACCTACGCTCGACAATTGACAGTGACGAAGACGTAGTATCAAAGCTTAATTCTAAGCGTGCACAAGTTGTTATTAACGCACTAGCTGAACTTATGTACGAAAATCGTGGCTCTGATAAAGTAGCTAAAGGATTTCCATATACATTACAAGTATTAATCAATCAACTTAGATTCGCATAAGGCTTAAACTAGTTCCAAAATATTAATTAAACTATGATTTAAGCCATGTTTGGATCCAATTATGTTGATTTTTAATAAGGTAGTAAAGTTTTTAATTAGACTTTGCTACCTTATTTTTTTGCATAAAATACTAAAAAAACTGTGTATATTCTCCCAAAACTGTTTATTATATAAATATAAGGTAAAGCTAATAAGTTTATAAAAATTTTTTAGGAGAGTGTGATTGTTATGAAGATTGTAAAAGTTAATGATTTAAAGAAGCTCGGTATTAATACAAATGATAATGGTTTACGTGCGGCCGATTTAAGTTTTGCAGATCTACACAATGCTAAATTAATCGGAGTTGATTTGAGCGGTGCCAACTTAGTCGACGCAGACTTACGTCATATTGATTTACGTGGAGCTAATTTACGTGACGCGGATTTACGTCATACAGACTTACGTTATGCCGACCTACGTGGAGCGGATTTAACTGGTGCGGACTTTACTGACGCTGGTCTAAACGGTGTTAACTTGCGTAATGCAAATCTAACCAACACGTTATTTTAAGCAAAGTAATCGTACTTAAATTAAAAGGTCACTCGAAATGAGTGGCTTTTTGATTTTAATTATTAAATTCGTTCTACACCATCACTGTCAGCGTCTATGATATTACACAAACCATTGTTCACTTCGTTAAGTAATTCGACTTTAGTGGTTATCTTATCTAAATCAATACCAATATCATTTATCAAAATTTTTGCGTCAATAACTATTAAACTGTATTTTACATCAACAGGCTCTAACTTGTGTTCATAGTAAGTAGCCTTTGAAACGTATTTTATACTAACGTCTTCACCAAATGTGGTTAAAAACATCCCTTTTATGTGAAACTTGTAGCCCTGTAATAATTCAACTGCTTGTTCTAACTTCATAAGTAACTACCTTTCATTATCAAATTTTTTATAAGTCTTAAGCTTAGTTTATATTATAACAATAACATATTGTCATGTATAAAAACCAAATTTTATTAATCATTTTGGACAGTTCTAATGAACATTTGTAATTCCTAGTATCGTGCAGAAATTAAAAAGACCACTAAGGTATACCCTAGTGGACTATAATTAGATGTTCAAGATAAATTAAATAAATTCAGCAATAAGGAAATAAAAAGCTTCTTAGAGCACTTCTAAGAGCAATAGAAATGGAAGTAATATAAATACTAATCAAATATCAAAAACCTCTCTATGGACACAAGAGAGGCTAATAATAGAAATATGATACTTTCCATTGCTTCTGTGCAAAAAAATGTGTTATTACATCGTTGATTATGTTATATTTAATTTAATTAAATAAGCGGACACAAAAAAAGCTCCGACTTCCAATTAGCCGAGCTTCGTGACTTATCAGCACAACCTGATAAGATTTTCGATAGCAAGTACTGCAATACAAGCTATCTAACTTGGTACTAGTATAACATGTAGGCTAAGTTTTTCAACCATTGATACTTAAAGTAAGTGGTTGTTATCGGGAATCTTAACAGAAACCTGATGACAACCATTTTTTGTTATCCAACAGTTAGCGACTGTAATAGTAACTATAGGCTGGAAACCTGATCTTAGCTAGTCAAATCTCTCGTGCATGTGGTTCGTGACCACGGTGTAGTTAACAAATGGTACGCTAAACCTTCGAAAGTTAAACGATTCGTAAAGACGTGGCTGGATGTCTAGGAAATGCGACACACAACCTACTAACAATAATGGTGTAGTCAATCACTCATGCACCTTAAATCTGAAAGAGTGCGTCCGCAGTGACGTTAAACTAGATTGTTAGAGGACAAGGGCTGGATGAGTTTAAACTGTGTGATTGTTAATTTGATTCAATTGACAAATATTTATCAATTGAATCAAATTAACAATACTTTAAAAGAGAATATCTCTCGATAATTTGTCATTTGTAGGCGAACTATCGAGAGAGGCCTTACAGCCTAGGAGATAGATATGAATTAAGGATAACTGTGCAGAGATGTAGAGAAGTAGAAATATAGAAATATAATGGTACTAATAAGACTAATAAAGAAGCAACTACATAAGTTGATGAATATTTAATTGACTGTACGCTAAGGTCCTTGATCCTTTCTCCTTAAAACCCTTGCTAATTAGCTGAAAAACGTGGTCTTCGTTTCTCAAGCTGTTCGTCATTATTCGTGGTCTTCGAATGAATGACAAACGCGTAGTGTGAAGCGCCGCTGCACCAATGACATTAATCTTAAGTCTGATTTATAGATATTCTGAACATAAAGAGATTTGACTAATGATTTTAAGTTAGTATCGATTTGGTATTTTTTAAAATCGTCTGATAGGTTGGTAGAGTAACAACCAGAGCATATTTAAGCAAAAAGTAATTCTATCTATATGTATATATATCTTTATAGATAGAAACACTTTTGCTTACTATCGTATGGAAACGTTAGAGTACCAATGAATAGAGCGATTTTGGAAATTGTAAAATCGATACTAAACTCTTAAATAGTCTAAGTTGTACAATATGTTGTACATATAAGCACAATATTGATTAATACTGATAATTGAAAACTTTTTTTGCAAATTTCTATAAAAACATCTTAGTCGTGTAATTATAAAATAGAAGATAAATGGCACCGATGATATTCCGATATTATTGGCGCTATTTATTTTACACAAAATTAGGAGGAATTTAATTATGAGATTAGACAATAACGATTTAAAAATGCTAGGTAAATTTAGAATGTACGTTAAGATAACTGAAATATCTTGCACAAATGTTTGCAATGAAGCGGGTATTACAGCACCAACATTTAGAACAATCATGCAAGATGAAAGATATATCCCAACAAAAAAAGTTCGAGATAAAATCGGTTTCTTTATGGATCACAAATTAACAGAATTGCAACAATTGATTAATAGTTAAATTAATATATATCGCTTAGAAAAGGGTGTGATGAAAAGTGGACGATAAGGAGGTGTTTCGAAATAACTTACTATTATTAAAAGAACAAAAAATTTCTCATATTATCACTTTAAAAAGAATTTCTGGATTATCTGCTTTGTGTCGAATTTTCAACCAATCTATTTTGGAAAATGGCAACAATTTAATGCTTTCAAATAAGCATTATTGTGTGCAATTATCTATGTCAGATATCTGTAAACAAATGAGTAAGCGAACACAAAAAAAATATTCATATTATCAACAAGGAAAATTGAAAATTAATAAGGACTTGTTGAGACATGATATTCGATTATTGATTATTGCGGAAGTAATTAGAAAAGTGGATTTTAAAGATCTAACTCCACACGTGCAAAAGAATATTTCTGATAAGAAAAAAGATTTTAATGATGGCAAGATAACAGATAATCCGTATGTAAGTGCACCATACTATGAAGTTTTAGACTTGAATAATTGCCATCTTGAACGATTGACTAAAATTAAAAATAAGGATATTTCTTCATATCCAATTGTGCAACAACTGTTTGGTGACCAACTTGCCGACAATTGTTTCAATAGCACAATGAGAGACTACAAAAACGGATTAGATAGTTGGGGTGAAGCTAGTTTTAAAAGTATTATCGAAACAATTCAAAAGAATAAAGTTATTTCAATCAAATATTTATCAGAATATTGTGCACACAATCTTTCGTTAGACAATGGAAAATATAAACCACAAACTTGGTGGCATAAACAATTAAGAGGATTTGATTTTAGTCAGTACAATATTGTATTGTGCAAGAATAATAAATTGGGTAAACGTAAACAATTATCAATTTATGGTGGCACGTTAGTCTTTTATTATCACAAAAAGAAAGATGCAAAATTGGGAGGAAATTGATTATGAAATTAGAAAATGATGAATTAGAAATGAATAGTAAGCAGATTTTTCAAAACAACTTAAGATTATTGAGGCAACAAAAAATTTCATATGTTGATACCTTAAATGTAATTGCAGGTTTAAGAGCTTTGAGCATAATTTTTAACCAGTCTGTTTTAGAAAATGGCGACAATTCAATGCTTGCAAATGGTCATTACTGCGTAGAATTATCACTAAAAGATATTTATGAACAAATGAGTAAACGCGCGCAAAAGAAATATCATCAATATCAAAAAGGAATTGCATCAGTAAATACTAGATTATTACGACATGATATTCGAATGCTGATTATTAGTGGAGTAATTAGAAAAGTCAGCTTTAAAGAGTTACCTTCATATGAACAAGTGGATATTATTAATGAGGGAAAAGGATTTAAAGAAGGCTGGGCAACAAATAATCCGTATACTAATACATCGTACTATGAAATTTTAGATTTGCGCCAAAGTCATTTAGAACGATTAACTAAACTCAAGTATCAAAAAGATTTGTCATATCCAATTGTGCAACAACTGTTTGGTGATAAGGTTGCAAACGATTGTTTTAATACCACAGTTAGGAATTATAAGAACGGACTTAATACTTCTAACAAAGATAGTTTTAAGTACATTATCGAAACAATTCAAAAAAATCGGGTTATTTCAGTAAAAGAATTATCGGAATATTGTTCTCATAAATTTTCGTTAATGAATGGGGTTTATAAAAGTCAAATTTGGTGGTATCGCCAATTACGGGGATTTGATTTTAGTCAATATAATATTACAATTCGTCACAATTCAGAATTAAGTCAAGAAGATAAGCTTAGTATTCATGGCAGAAGTTTGGTATTGATTGCATTATAGAAAGGTAAAAAGGAGTGCGTGTGTTATGAATGGATTAGCAACAAAAGTAGCAGTAAAAGAAAATAAGTTTGTATTGCGACATCGTGATGATATTTCATTAAATGATATGACTGAACAATTTGGTGATAGTTTTGTCACTCAAAATTTAAATGAAGGTCATTATTTAGAAGAGAATGAAAACAAAATTTTGAATGAATTATCACCTAATCAGCATAAAAGAAAAATGATTAATCAAGAGATTATCGATAAAATTAGTGCCCGTAAACGAAATAAGTTACGAGCGCTTTTTTTGTGGCTAGGAATTTCTAATGAGCCAACAAATGTACAACTAGATGAACTAGCAGATATTGAAATCGCTTGCAACATTGACGGAGATAAAAGAGTTAGTGATTATTTAGAACGGATCAACTCACGACGACTGTATCACCAAGATAAGAAACATCTAACTAAAC